CAACCCATCCGCACGCTGGCAGCAGCACGCTGGCCCATGTTGGCACGGTCGTTCCGTCATACGCCATGTCCATCGTGACCGTGCAAGTGCCCTGCATTCCTTCCGCGATGCCCGGCAGATAATTGAACCCGCCTTGACCCTCTCGCCGAGTGATTGGGACGTTCGGCTGAATCGTGAAGTCACGAGCGTTGAACGCACCTTCAGCGCCGGTGAGTGACTCAGCGGTTCCGATGGTGGTTTCGACCTTGGCAGCGAAAACGGCTCGACGGCGTAGCAATGGCATTGTGTGTTCCTATTTCTTCACGAGCCCATTGGCTCGCAGAATATTGAGGTTGATTCGTCGTTCCATTTCCTTGCTCAGATTGGCGTTGATCGTTTTGACTTCCGCTTCTGACAGGTCGTTTTTGGCATACGCCCCATAAGGCGAAACGCCTCGCAGTTTTATGATCGGGTGTCGAGACTTTCCGACCCGCTTAAACACGCCGCCATGAAGTTTCGGGGCCAGAGTTCCCGGCCGTGGACCCATGAAAGCTCCGTTGACTCGTTTTCGCCCGCCCTGTTTTTTAATCTTGTAAGAAACGCCCCGGTTGTCGTGACGTGCTCCGAAGTGTTGCAGGCCCAATCGAACTTCTTTGGCCAGTGAAACTTTTGCGGTTGGCGTTTCTGCTGTCGCCGTCTGAGTGATCTTGATCGGCTTTTCCGCTTGGTCCTTTTTTAGATTGACAGTCTTTCGGATTTCTCTGCCGATGCTCAATCGCGTTTTCTTCGAGACTGAATTAACCGCCGCCGCCAGTTCCCGAGGAAGACTTTTGCGAGCCTTCCCCACGGCTTCTCTCAGCCGTCTGAGTTGCTTTGCGTCGACTTCGATTGCGATCATGCTCGCACCGTGTATGGATCGCCTTCTGTGATGCGGAACGTGACAGCCAACGGAACCGCAATTCCGTCATAGCTCCCATCAGAGACAACGGTCTGCTGTGCTCCAATATCAGCATTGATTGCGAGATCGCCAAACGTGTGCCATGTTGCTGCGTCGTTCACGATTGCTTTATGAATCTCCGCCTCCATGACGTCTTCGTAAACCTCAACTGGTGTCGTGTCCTTTTCGCTTGGAGCGATGTGCACGCGAATTGAAAACGTCTGCTGGAACGCAACTGCCGGAGGATTGCCAGGACAATCAAGTTCAGTCACTCTGGAGACTTCGCCACGAGTCAAAACGATCAATCCATGCTGTGGCGTGTATGTCGCCAGCTTTGTCGGCCTGACGACATTCGCGAACGAATACGCTCCAGCACTGCCGGACACCAACGCCTGCAGCCGCGCAAAGATCTCATCCGAGATTCGCGAGACAACAGGCGTTTGAAATGTTACCGACATATCAACACCAGCATTCCAGAGTCATGTTCCGACAATAACTGAACTGATCGCTTTGTCGGTGTTTCTCCGATCCTCACGGCCAGCTTGATTTGATCGCCGCCAGTGTTGAGTTCTTCGCTGCTGATTCCGGTTGTGGAATTGTTGGCAACTCGCACTTCGAACTCTGGCACGATCTGCTCATCTGGAGCGAAGGTTGACACCTGATTTCGGATCACAACGGCCTTGATAGTTCTGGCCGTCGCTGGTGCCCCAAACCGATGCGGATGGTACGTGACTGTTTCAGCGAAGTGATCGCTGTTGAGAAACACGCCAGCCGCATCGGTTACGATCCGTTCCGCTAAGCTCATGCGCGTTTAGCCACAATCTTGACATAGTCAACAGTCACTGCGTCGACGTTGGCTGATGACGTTTTCTGAATCTGAACGAACGGTTGCAAGCCGCTTGTGTATCCAGCCATTGTAAACGTGGTTGACCGAGCAACTCGATTGCCATCAATGTAAAACTTGATGTCGGACTTGTTACTGAAGTCGATCACGAACCGCTTAAACACGGTGGCCAGTGCCGTCGCTGACGAGACTGGAGCTGTGTCTGTTACGTTGTCATCGGTTTCAACTGTAACGTCAGTCGTACTTGTTGCTCCGGTCATCGTGAACAATGCCAGAGCCGTCATTGATGCCGGAGTATCGTTCCGAGCCGATGCCATTCCCCAGCTAATTGTGGTTCCGCTGGTGCATCCTGTCACCTTAACGCGAAATTCGGCTGACAGAAGATCGTCAATATCAAAGCTCAAAGCATCGCCATGAGCCAAGCAAACGTTTTCGACTTCCGACGTTGAAGCCAATGTCAGCACTGCATTGGATGCGTTGCGAACGTAGGTCGGAGCACCCGCAGATGACGTGTCGACCACGAGCCACGGTGTTGCTGGATCTGCTGATACCGGGAATGTTGCTGACGTTCCGAAGAAGTCGTCAACGTATTCCTGAAAGTCCTGAATACCTGCCATCTTAATTACCTTTCAAAACGGGTCATCGCATTCCGCTGCCGTTGGAAATGCTTCAAAGAACGGCGGACCACGCGGCCCGCCGTATTTTATTAGTCAGGCGATCACGCCCCGTTGTGTTTGTACAGACCACGGAAGTCGATTGGAGCAACTCCGAATGTCTGTCGCACCTTGTACTTGTAAACGTCCTTGTCGAAGTCCCATTCGTTTTCAAGAACTGGAGACTGTTCGCCTTCAAGGAAGGTGATTTCGACGGTATCGACCTGGCTGTTGCTGGCCGCCAAGTACCAGGCTGTTGAACTGTTAGCGTCCAACAGTGGCTCAACGATGACCTTCAAAGGTCGATCGCCGTTCGGCCCGTAGATGTTCTTCGTGTTGCTGTTACCAGCAGCAGAGCCACCAACAGAAGGATCTGCGATAGATCCAAGCAACTGCAGAGCGGTTGCCGAGATTGCAGCAGGCACGATCAGGAATGCAGGCTGGATGTTCAGGATCACATCCGACCGAATACCCTTCTTGGTCATCATGGAAATGAACGCGGTGTTCAGCGTCGTCACCGAAGGAGCACCGGCACCAGACGCATAGTTTGCGTGACCGCCAGCAGTGGTTTGGGCAGTTGCGTTAAACAGTGCCCCAGTGTCAGCCATTGCTGCGTTTGCAGTCAGGACGCTGTAGACGGCCTGATTCTGCAGACGTCGACACGCTGCCCCCTGCATTGCAGGAATGCGGCTGATGGCATCAAGATCATCATTGACGACGGTTTCCCATGTCACGGTGAACATATTGCCGTATTTGTTGATCTTGTACGTTTCCTTTGTGTCGGACATTCCCGCATCCTTGTACTCCTTGCCTTCTGGCACCATTTCAGGAGTACCCATTTCGCTGAACCGAATGCGGTTAATGTTCTTGAAGTCCGCAGTCGTTCCGGCGTCACGTGCCCACATTCCCCAGGTGAACGGGGCTTCTTCATATCCTGCCAGCAGCGTCTTGTTTGCCGCATCGAGCAACAGATTGGAGAAGCTTCCGGTCGTGTGGTACGCATCACGCTGAATTCGGAAACGATTCATCGAGCCCGGATGGCCCATTGCAACCAGTGCGATGTCTTTTGCGGCCATGCGTCGAACGTCACAGCCCATCTTTTCCGCGTACATTTCGGCAACGCGGCCCAGCTTCATGTTGGTAAAGTCCTGGTGGCCTGCGGCTGGATTTGCCAGCGTCTGATTCCGCATTCCGCTGGCTCGCAGCGTTCGCATGATAAGCCCATCGCGAGCGGCTGCGAACAGCTTGTCGTCGGCTGATTCTGCGACGTTCACACGTTCGGTCGACTGACCGGCAGGTTTGTTGGCCATTCGTTCCAAGATCCTTGTTCTTGCGGTGTTGAGGTCAACGCCGTCGTCACAGAGACTGTCGGCAACTGATCGTTCGATTTTGTGGGCAGTGCATAGAGCCTGAATTTCCTTGCGTCGTTTGGCATCAGTTCGCAACGCGCGGCCGATCGCTTCTTCGACTTTCTTCTTGTCTTCTTCTGGATCAGTCGCGCCGTCCATGTTTTCAACTTTCTTTTCTTCTGGTGGCTTTTCTTCTAGTGGCTTTTCGTCGTCCGTCATGCCGTCCATGTTTTCCACTGGTTCTGCCACGGCAGATGTGCCGAGCTTGCCGACAACCCACGCCAAGACTTGGTTTGGATCTGTCATGCCTTCAGGGAGCCCCATTGCTGCCAGTTGCGTCAATAGTGCCTCGTCCATTCGTATTACCTTTCTTTCGAGGTCTGTATATGACCTGCGGACAGTTGAGTGCTCGTCTGCGCCTGTGGCACAAATCGAGGCGTTATGTGGCTGCCATCGCACGTGAATGACTGCCGGACCATCGATCACCGCTCCGCGTTTCGTCGTGTAGCTTTGCCCGTGTGGCACAAAGAGCGATTCCATTGGAACGGCAGTTATTGAAAAGTCTGTAATGTGCCCCTCATCCATTCGCGTGCGAATGACTTGTGATTCTGCATCGCTGGCAAACGATGGAACTCCATGAAGCTCTCCGTCGATCACTTGCATCTGGCGGATTGAACCGAAGATGTTGCGCACGCTTCTGTCGTCGTGTGAGTCGACAATTGGAATCTGTGATTGGTTGGCGCGGAGAACGACACCATCCATCAGCAAGACTTCGTTAATGACGTAGCCGCGATCTTCGTCGTATCGCCGGACTGGTGTTTCTGTCGCGATTACGACGTCAGAAATGCCTGACGGAATGCCGACTGACCTCATGACAATTGACGGTGTTTTCAGTGGTGGCAACTTGCCTTTCTTATTTGCCATTTTCAGTCTCCGGAACTTGATCCAAATCTGTGTCAACAGTTCCGTCTGACG